GTTAAACGCCGCTTCTTTATTTGCTTCTGTAATAGTAGCACGATACGACGTTGAAACTTTAAGATGTGATCCATCTTGAAGTTTTAATTCTGCTAAACCCATCTCGCTCATCATAGTTGGTATAACCTCACCTGATATACGTTGGTATTCTTTTTTTAAATCTTTAATGTTAGTTTCACTTGCTTCTATTCTTTTGTGCAAACCTTCTAACATTTCTACTTGATCTGCAAGAGACTGAATGTTTTCAGTTTTCTTCATTGCATCTTGTTGGTCTTGTTCAAAATTAATTGTCATCTATTTTTCCTTTCTCGTATAAATTTATTTCTATAGGATAGTATTTTCTTTCTTGTCTATCCCACTTAATTAATTTGTATTTACCATTTGTAATATCAGAAACAATAGAGCATGCAACTCCAATGATTGCAGGATCACCAACTAATAATAAATAATCATCTGGTGTGTAGTCTTTTAAAAGTTTTCTTAATTGAAATATTAAAGGACCAGGAGACCACATAAGCTGTGATAATTCTGGTAACAAAAATTTAAAGTCACCATATTCTAATGCACCCGTAATATTTATTTTAGGACTATTAAATCTAGTTCCTGCTATTTCTTGTACTACATACACTGTAGTTTTTTTATTGCTTTCTGACATTGACAAGCAATATAAACATGTTTATATATTTGTCAACTAGAAAGAAGAAAATAAATTATGAATTATAAATTTAAAACTAAACCATACGCACATCAATTAACTGCGTTGGAAAAATCTTGGAACAAAGAAAACTTTGCATACTTTATGGAAATGGGTACAGGCAAAACAAAAGTGTTAATAGATAATGTTGCTATGTTATATGACAAAGGCAAGATTGATGGTGTGTTAATTGTTGCACCAAAAGGTGTTGTTAAAACTTGGTACGAACAAGAACTACCTACACACTTACCTGACCATATAGAAAATGTGTCTATATTGTGGCAACCTAATATTACAAAAACACAACAAGAAAAATTAGAATCTTTGTTTGAAATAGAAACTGCATTGCATATTTTAATTATGAATGTTGAAGCGTTGTCAACAGAAAAAGGTGTTAAGTTTGCAAATAAATTTATTAACTCACATAAAGCTTTAATGGCTATTGATGAGTCTACTACAATCAAAACACCTACTGCTAAAAGAACTAAAAACATAATAGGTATAGGTCAAAACGCTAAGTATAAAAGAATCATGACCGGTTCTCCTATTACAAAGAATCCATTAGATTTGTACACGCAGTGTGAGTTCCTTGATCCGTGGTTGTTGGACTTTGCTTCATACTACAGTTTTAGAAATCGTTACGCTGAAATGAAAACGATGCATGTCAGAGGTAGGTCTATTCAAGTAGTAAAAGAATTTAGACATTTAGGTGAGTTGTCAGATACAGTAAAAGAATTTTCTTACAGAGTATTAAAAGAAGATTGTTTAGATTTACCTCCTAAAGTATTTATCAAACGACACGTAGCATTGACAACAGAACAAAAGAAAGTTTACGAACAGATGAAGAAACATGCAATTGCTATGTTAAATAAAAAAGTTACTACAACAGTAACTGTACTAACACAGCTTATGAGACTACATCAAATTACATGTGGTTATGTAACTGCTGATGATGGAACTGTACAAGCAGTTGAAAGTAATAGACTTAATGAATTAATGTCTATTTTAGAAGATACAGATGGTAAAGTTATTATATGGGCTAACTATCAAACAAGTGTAAGTGATATAATGGAAGCGTTAACTAAAAAATATGGTGCTAATTCTTTTGTTCATTATTATGGTTTGACACCACAAGAAGATAGACAAGATAATATTCGTAAGTTTCAAAACGATCCAGAGTGTAGATTTATTATTGGTACACCTCAAACAGGTGGTTATGGTATTACACTTACACAAGCTAATACTGTTATATATTATTCTAATAGTTATGATCTAGAAAAGAGACTACAGTCAGAAGACCGAGCACACAGAATAGGACAAAAGAAAACAGTGACTTATATCGATTTGATTTCCGAAGACACGATCGACGAGAAGATTGTGAAGGCTTTAAGAGATAAAATAAATATTGCATCTGAAGTTATGGGTGAAGAATTAAAAGAGTGGATCTAAACTAAATCTCTAGCTTTTCCAATTACAGGTTTGTATTTAGTCTTACCTTCTGATTTGTAAGCCCACAAAAATTGTTTTCTAGGTTTGTCTGTAGTGTAACTACAGTGTATCCATCCCGAGTTGGGTTCGCCTGGAGTATAGAACTCGAGTATCAATTGATCAAATTCTAGGTTTGCATAAATCCAATCAGCCAATTCAGCATTGTCGGTTCCCATACATTCGAAATCTGCCGCCTCAGCTTTTGCATGTTGGCTATTAATCGAGCTACCTATTTTAATACAAAGTTGTTCGCTACGAAACCCCGACGTCACCTTAACTCTTCCGAAGTGATCACGTACTGGCTGTAAAATATTTTCACAAAGTGCTTTTAATTTTTCTATTTGACCTGAGTTTGGATTATTATTTATGTCCAACCTGATGGCTGTGTCTGATTTAATTAATTCTTGAAGTGTAAAATTACGTGATAGTTCCATTTTTATTTAAGCATGTTTAATAAGAGTGCAATACATATTCCAAATGCTCCTCCTATTATCATCTTTTCCATACGTGCTAAACGTTCTTTAACTTCTTTGATTTGCTCAAAAGTTTGTTTCTGCATAATCCGACACAGTTTTTCATGGTCCTCTATTTTCTGTAATGCAGATTTTTTAGCCATTATTTTGTAACCCCCGCTACAAAAGAAACCCGATAGGACACCCCTATCACACCGCCCAAACTTTTAAATTTGTTTATCATTATGTTCTTAACCTTTGTCTTATAAGTTGTTCTTCTGGTGATAGTAATGCAGTCTCCGTTCTTGTCAAGTTTGTTGTTGGGTCAACATTTTGTGCAAACATGTTAGCTATTTGTGGGTCTGGTAAAAAATTTGACGCAGGTGTTGGTGGTTTAAAACTTTGTTGATCGTCTATTCTTTTTATATTTTCTTCTATTTTAGGTTCCATAATTTCCATTTTTCTATCAATCGTAGATTTTAAAAACTCTTCTCTGTCCGTTTCGTTTAAACCTAATGGTATGTTCATATATTTACTTCTTATATTAAATAATTCTCTTCTATTTATAAAATCATCTACAGTATAATTTGTATCTAATTCTTTATTTATATTTTTAACAGCATTTGCAACTGCAGAATCTCTTTTAAAATTTGGTACATTTTCTGGTGTAAATGTACCTATCATTAACATGTTAACATCTCGTTTAGAAAAAGCTCTTCTACCTGATATAAGATCTCTTATTTCTTTATCTGTAAAATTTAATTTACGTAAAGCTTGTATATCTTTGTATGCTTCCGATAATATTCTATAGTTATTAGACTGTAACTTTTCATATTCTCTTGGAAAAGTTTCTCCAGGTAAACCTCTTGACAATAATCTCATATCATTTTGTAAATTTTTAGCGCTAATAATATCATTAGTAAATGCTTGTCTAGCATTTTGCATGTCACCAGAATAACCACCTACTTTAAATCTCATTGATTGATAAGGATCCTGTTTGGTTACACTGAAACCTGTCATAATTTTAACTACAGTATCCCATAAATCTCTTTGTACACCTGACTTAGATAAGTCTTTTCCAATTGCCTGACCTATTTCTTCCGCACTTCTAATAGTAGTTGGAGTTACTTTTCTATAAATATGATACATAAGTTTGTTAATCCAATCAGGATCATTTTTTATATCTGCAATTAATCCACCTCGTTTAGTTCTAAATTGACCATCATTATTGGGTATTAATTCTTGTGATGTTTCAAAAGCAATAGATGGCTGTATAAAAGGTTCAACTGCTTTTTTAAAAAAAGAACTAATTGCATTTGAATATAATTTAACTACGCCCTGGTCTGTATCTCTACCTTCCGCTAATGTTTGCATTCCAGCTTTAAAAGGTGCTGTAACAGCATCATATGGTAATAAATAAGACAAGTTACTTGCTTTCCACGATCTATCTTCCTGTTGTTCTGTAACTGGCATTACCTCTGCTGCTTTTTCATATTCAGGGGCAAATCTATCTTTATATGCTTGATACATTTCTTTAGTTATTCCTGTCATTTTGTGTGCAGATTCCATAGCAACCGGTGTTGCAATACCAACAGTTGTTGTAAAACCTATTAATTGTCTTGCACCAATTTGTCTAATGTAAGGGTTTTGTGATTTCATTTTTCTCAAAGAACCTCTTAAAATTTGAAAAGAGTTTCTATACATTTCAGACATAAAAGCTACGAAGTTACCAAGTAAAGGAAACTTTCTAACGTTTTGAACTATGGTTGGAATCATAGAATAGTTTGGATAAGTGTCTCTTATTTCAATACCTGCTATTTCTTTTAACGCATCATCTAAAGTTTTTTTAGTTCCATCAGCTCTTACTGGTTTAAATTCATATTTGTATACATCTCTAAAATAATCTTTAACTTCATCTAAATTTTTTAATGCAGGTTTTAATTGTGATTTAACATAGTTGTAACCAAATAATTTCCATAAGTTATCACCTAACTGATAGGACTCAATTGCTTTGTTAACAACTTTTCCTAACGCACCTTTTTTTGTAAATAACTGTTCTATAATTTGATCAGATGTTTTACCTTGAGTAATTGTAGTTCCTGCTACTTTAGAAGGACCTAAAAGTTCAGGTATTAATTGTTCTAATTCTTGTGCAATTGTAGATGAATCCAGTGCACCATTTTCTAATGCCTCTTGTAATACTTCTTTTAGTTTTTGTGGATCTTTGTTTTTACCAGTAAAGTCGTCAAACAATATTCTAAAATTATCTGCAACACTTGCACCTTTACCTATGTGTCCATTAGCTGTTGCAAACATAGCAGCGGTTGTAATGTTACGCATTTGTGTCATTAAAGATAATACTGTTTTATTCATCTGTACTCCTGCTTTAATTGCAAGTGCAGATTTCATAAAAGGTACTTTTAATAATTGATCCATGATTAGTGTGTTGTCTTTCATGGCTTTTGCAATCTCTGGTAAAGTCAACATTTCTTCTTTACCTACTGTAAATATTTTTTGTAAATCTAAATTATAAGGTTTAGAAACTTTTATTGGAACTAAATCTCTTGGAGATTGAATACCCATCTTTTTTGCAAAGTCTAAATATTCTTTTCTATTTCTAAATATAAATTTACCCATACCAAAGTCTGCTATTTCTTTGTACGCTTTAGCACTACTAACAGTGTGCGCCATTTCAACAATAGTATCCATTATAATTTGTTTAGGATCATCTACTCTTCCCATTAATTTTGCAACAGCATCCGGTAATAATTTTTCATCACCAAAAAATTTATTAAAAGTAGTTTTAGGTATATTCAATTCCATTGAAGCATTAGCTATTGCTTTTAGTCTAGCTGCAGGAGTTGATCCTTCAGTTCTACCAATTGCTAGTAATCTATTTACCAAAGCTGTTGCTTGTAGTTTTGCATCCGATGGTAAAATTTTACTATCAAAAGATTTAAGTAGTTTAACAAAATAATTTATAGCTCCTTGATACGTTTCTTTATCTGCTCTGTATTTACTGTTTTTAAATATTTCATACGACGTATGTAAATATCTACCCATGTTTTTAACAAGATCATCTTTAACATTCATGCCTTTTAGTATTGGAGATAACTCTGTTGAGTAGTCATCAATTAATTTTCTAATTGCAAATGCAGAGGACTGTAGAGAATCTGGTAATTGTTTTAATTTTATATTACCTTTCATATATTCTAAAACCTTACCCCATTGTCTTAATGCATTAGTAGCTGTAGTAGAGTTAAAAAGTATATCACCAAAACCAGCTTCAGCTAACTTATACATTTGTCTATCTAAATCTTTCATAAATATATCAGTAGATTTTTTAGCTGATTTATTTAAACCATCTAACTTTTTAAGTTCGTTTCTAGTTTGAACATTAAAAGGACCACCTGATTTAAAGTTTTGAGTAAACTGATCTATACCTCTTAGTATAGATGTTTTTATATTTAAACCATACTCTGAAAACTTCCAAAGATCTGATCTAGGTATGCCTGCTTTTGTAAGTCCTTTGTCTATGTTTTCTGATAAAAATCTAAGTGTTTGTGGTAAACCAGATTTTTCACTAGCAAGTAATTTAGATGTACCAGTTAACACAGGTCCAACTACTTCTGTTGATGCAAGTCCGACTACTTTAGATGCACCCTTAAATGTAGGGCCTACTAAAGTCAATGCTCCTAAAAATGCTGTGCCTTCTGCACCAAATTTTAATTTGTTTCTTAATACTGCAGCTGCATATTCTTTTGGATCTTTGATACCTTCTAAACTTTCTAGTTTAGAATTTGCTAAAGCTTTTTCTAAAAAATTTCCTTCTTCATCACCAAACACATCTCCAACACTTCTTTGTCCTGTAGCTGACACTGCTGTGTCTGCTGCAAATCCTGGTAGTACCCAATAGCCACCAAACTTTGCAAGGTTAACTCCTGCCTCTCCTGCTTTTGTTTTAGCTAAATTTTTTGCTGTCTTTTGTGCAAGTTTAGTGCTGACTGCTTTACCAATTACTTTCTTTGCAATCTTTTGTGCAAGTGCAAAACCTGTACCATATTGTGTAAGAATAGAAGTAAATTTTGCAACTCCACCCGCTTCATTACCATAAACTTCATCCAAATCTATTTCAGGTAATGCTTTTTGTACATTGTCTAATGTTTCTGTATCTAAATACAAATCTGATAATGCAGACACCAATTCTGCTGTTCCTCTAGCTGCTGTATATATACCATGTCCAGGTCCAAGAGATGCTTGAACTAATTTAGATTCCATAACTTTTTTTCTAGCTTTGTCTCCTGCATCATCTTTTCTATACAATGCATCATAAGCACCAGCACCCATCATGTTAAAGTCTGCGTACCTTCCCATGTCTTTCTTATCAGCTATGTCTGAAAAATTTTTACTGTCTTTAAAGTATTCTGAGTATCCCTCTTTTTTATACTCATCTAAAAATTCTATTACAGGTGTTGGATCATTTCTAAATATGTTTAAATATCTATCTACATCTAATTGAACTTCTGCAGGAAGTTCTTCTACAAAATCTTTGTAATTATCATCTAATATAGCGGCTGGTTTATTTGCATCTTCTCTTGCTTCAATACCAGGACCATAAATACTTACTCCAAGTTTTTCAAAAAAACTTCTATCTTCTGGTGCTTTTTCTAAAGCGTTTTTTAAAAATGGTTGTATTGTTGTTTCGTCTCTTGCCATGGGCCTCCTTAAACGGTAGCCACATCTATGACTAACTGAACTCCGTATTTGTCATTAAATGATGATACGTCTTCTTGATTTTTGATGCTTGCAAAATCTGCAAATGCTTCTTTGTTATAAGATATAAGTTGAACAACTTCATCTGAAACTTCTTGTGGCAATCTAGATCTTAACATTGCATAGACTTTGTTACCTGAATCTTGCTGTGTTTCCATAGCAACATCTTGTTGTGGTGCCATCATTTGTGGTGCTTGTGCCATAGGTTTTTCCCCCATCATTGGTGATCCCATTTGTCTATCTACTCTGTTTGGTGTACCACCCATTGCATTACCACCTCTTATTCTTGCTATTATTTTATCAATTTCTTTGTCTGTTATTGGATACCCACTAACAGCAGCTTTAGTAATTAACTCAGACCTTAATTCTTCATCAGTTTGAAAAGTACTAAATACAAGATTTTTGCTTTCTTGTAATAAAGCAATATTTCTAGTTAACTCCGCAATTGCTTTTTCATCACCCGCTTCTTTTGCTTTTTGAAGTAATACATTTTCATCGTATAATTCTGAGTTAATTCTTTCTAAATCAGCTTTTTTTAACTCATAAACTTTTTGTGAACCAGGGCTATCTTTTTTAAATGCCTTAGCTAAAGCTAAATCAGTTGAAGGATCTAGTCTTTTAAGTTCTAATTTTTTCTTAGCTGATAATGCAGGTAATGCAATTGATGTACCTTGTTTTGCAAAATTAACTAATATATCTAATGGATTGTTTGATGTTTCTCCTGCCAAGACATTTGATGCTTGTTGTAAAGCTTGCATGTTAATTAAATTATTCATACCATCCATAGCTGCATCTCTTTTTGATATTTTATCCATAGCACTTTTTAAAAAATAATTAGAATTATATTTAGGGTCTTGAAAACCTTCTCTACCATTCATGTCTTGCCCTTGAATAACTCCACCACCGATAGAATAATTTGTTTTTTCGTCTAAACCAGATGTAATACCTGTGCCTTGAGAAGCAGCTTTGCCTCCTAGTTTAAACATCGGTCTTTGCATTACTTTATAATTCATTAACTAAACAATTTACCTAATGTAAATGCTCCTATTCCTGCTTGTAGCGCTCCTGCCATTGGACTTTGTTGAGGAGGAGGTGTTCCATAAGTTGTTTGAACAGAACCTAATCCGCCTCCGACACCAGTTAAACCTTGACCAAATCTCGCAAGTCTTTCAATAGGTTCATACGCTGCCATCCTGTTTGCTTGTTGACCTGTATCCATTACTGCTTGTCTGTATCCAAAATCTTGTTGTCCTAAACCTTGAGCTAAACCAATACCTTGTTGAGCTAGTTGAGGTTGTAGTTGTGCTAATTGTGACTGTTGACCAAATCCTTGTGCAGCTAATTGATTAGCTTGACTAAATCCAGCTTGGTTTAATTGTGCTTGAAGTAAAGCTCTATCCATATCAGATTTGTTTTGATATTGTGCTTGTTGTACTCCTTCACGTCCACCACCAAATGCACCTGCAGCCACAGCTTGATCACTTATTTGTTGTTGTCTAGCTGCTGCTTGTTGATCAAATTGTTGTAGTGTAGCATCTCTTACTGCTTGTTGATAGGGAGATTCAAATTGTTGATAAGCTTGTGGACCACTCATTGCAGCTGCTCCTTGTAAAAACGGTTGATACCCTGCAACACCTTGACCTTGAACACCAGAAACTGTTCCTGTGTTTGGATCAAATTGTAAAGTACCGAGTCCTGCTTGACTTGCTGCTAATTGTTGTGCTTGTTGTTGTAGTGAACCTATGCCTGCAACACCTGGCGCAAACTTGGAAGTATCCATTCTTTGACCAGCTTGTAATGTTGCACCTTCTAAATATTTTTCTATACCCGGTTGTAAATAATCCGGTGCTGTGGTTATGGTTTTATTAATTATTTCTTCAGCCATTATGCCATTGCTCCTTTTGCTTCAGGTTGTTGTTCTAATTTTTTCATAGCGTCATACATTTTTTTAGCACCTTGTTGTACACTACCACCACCTGCTGCTCTTACAGCATCTGCGGTAAATACGAATTCATTTTTGCTTAATCTAGCAGGCACGTCATCGGCTTTTTCAACTGCACCATATGGCATGAAGCCACCAGTATACCTCATATCTGCCTCAATTGGAAGCCCTCCTAGACCACTTTCTTGTTTCGTGGGCCTTGTTCCAAGAGCAAAGTTTTCACGCATTAAACCACCTCCAGCAGCATTAATTTTTCTATCTTTAAAAAATTGTATCAATTCTTCCATATCTTGAGGATCTCTTTCTTTAAGCATTCTGAATGTTCTTAAAGCTTCTTCTAAATCTAAATTTTTATAATAATCACTGTAACTTTTCATGTCAGCCATTTTAGATGGAAAAGGACCTATTGGTTTTGGTCTAAAAGGATTGACCGGTTCTGTAGGGTCATTAGGTAATGGTTTTGGTTCATCATCACTACCCATTGCATAGTTAGTTCTCATTAAACCACCGTTAGCTGCTGGTTGTTGTATATACTGATCATCTATTTTAAAAGCATTTGTATTTAACGTATTAAACATATCATAACCTCTTTGATAATCATCAGAATTTCCTGTTGAAGATGCTAAAGCATTTCCTGCTTCTTCTGGTGTGCTAGCAGATTGTATTAAAGATAATAAACCAGTCCCTATTCCTGCTGCTTTTGAAAAACTTAAACTACCATCAGGTTTTGTTAACATAGAACCTTTTAATAAATTAAACTCGCCCCCTGTACCAAAAAAACCTTTTGTAGCATCAGCACTACCTCCAATAGGTTTTATAGTACCTACAGCCATTTCACTTAAATTTTTATCCATACCCGGTAATGTAAAATTACCTACTTTAGTTTTGATACCTTGACCCATTTGTGTCTTATTAAAAAACGTAGGTGCTGCAGCTAAAGCTAAATCCATTGGACTAATTCTACCTGTTTGTTTTGCTGTACCTAACAAGTATGCAGCTTCTCTGTATCCTGGTGGTAAAAAAGGTGCAGCTACTCTCATAATACCAGCTATTTCTTTAGGTACTATTTTACTAGCAACTTTTGTAAAAGGTTTAGTTATCTTTTTTGTAACTTTTTTTACAAAACTTCCTAGTCCGTAATTTTGTCTGGGTTCTTGCATTCTTGAAATTGCCATAATTTATTATATCTAACAAGCTTGAGTTTTACAACTCAGAACCCGCTCCTAAGTTAAATTCTTCTACTGTTATTTTAACGTCTCTACGTATATCTTCTCTTTTAGTATCTGTTTCAGGGTTATTTACATCAGCATCTGATTCTGCATCTGACATATATTCTTGACCTGTTCTTATATTAGTTAAAGTAACTTCGCTTTTAGGTGTGATAATCATAACCTTTTTACCATTAACTGTTTCGTATCTTACTGAAGCTTCTGTTTCTATAAATGACATATTTAATCCCTGTTTATTTCTAGCATAGACAATGTAACATGCAACCTATTTGCTGTAGCTGCTGTTACTTGCAATACTTCGTTTTCCATCATTACAATGGGTTCTGTTATTAATTGTTCTGTTGCATTAGCATCAATAGATTTTACATTATATAAGCTAAAAGAATCTGCACTTGCTGGATCTCCAGCAAATAATTTTACTGTAATTGTATCTGCATTTCCACTATCTTCTGATACATACATAGATTTTAAAATAGATCTAGAATTTGATGGACAAGTATACACAGTTGTAACTGTGTTAGTAGTTAAATCTACTTTTGCATTTTTATATATGTTAGCCATTAAACCACGCAAACCTTTCTTGATCTTGTTTTTGTTCGTTTAAAAATGTAGAATTTAATTGTTCTACAATCAAAGCAATTGCTCTGTTAATTTGTTTTTGGTTAGAAAAGTCATACTCTTCTTTTGGTTCTGGTAATCTTACTACTACTTTTGCCATTATTCTCCTCCACCTGGATCAAAAGGATCATTATATCCCGTTTCTCTACCCCTACTATCTCTTTGTATACCAGATTCACCTGTAGCATAAGAACCACCTTGACCACCAGTTTCTTCTCTGTACGCTCTATTTATTCTAGCTTGATCAGCTTGTCTTTGTTGTTCTTGGGCTTCTCTTTGTCTAGCTTCTGTTGCAATTCTTAATGCTTCTGCTTCTCTTGCTTTTTCTTCTTTAAGTTTAAAATATCTTTCAATAGCAGTACTGTGACCAGGTACATTTAATCTCAATGCTTTCATTCCTTCTGGTGTGCTCATATATTTTTCTAGTTCTTCATCTGTCATATCAGCAGATATTCCTGAGTATTTATCAGTTAACATGTCTCTAATATTATTTATTCTTTTTTCATAAGCATTTTGTAAACCATATGTAGGTTCATCTCCATATCTACCACCTGTTAATGTATATAAACCACCACCAGATACAGGGTTATAATCTTTCATTAAACCAGATGCTATAGAACCAGAACTAGTTAAATTACTGCCATCTTTACCACCATAATAATTTCTCATAAAGATTGCTCTTGGATCTTGTTCAGGTAAAAATTCTGATACTATATTACCTATAACTCCACCTTTTTTTATAAAATCTAAAAATTTACTACCACCATCTTTTATGTTCTGTAAGATACCTGTTTTTTCTGGTACTTCAAAATTACTTCTCTTAGAAAAAGCACCCATATCAATCATTTGTTTTAAATCTTCATCAGTATAACTATTAAAATTTGGATTAGTTCTTCTCATTAAATTAATTTCATCAATGTAATCTTGATCTGTACGTTTATAATTTTTATACTGATCAAATTTAGAAGCAAGATCTGAATCAATACCAGTAATTCCCGTACCATCTTTTGAATCAAGTGGTCTGACATAACCAATTGCACCATCTTGACTTCCTAATAATTCAGGAGTTATACCTCCACTTCCACCACCAGCCATAATATATTCTTTAAAATCAGGAGAGACACCATCATCTATTTTTTCAATAGGTTGATTATCATTCATGTTTGTATAATACTGATTAGTGTCCTCTAATAAAAATTCACCTGGAATACCAAATTGTTTTGCAATATCTAAAAGCCTTGTATTAAGCCTTCGCTCAGGTATCATTGGATCATTTATGTCTGGATATCTAACTGCCATTATCTACGTCCGTCTGGTTGTATGTCAATTCGTAATGTGCCAAAACGCCAAGACTCACTAACATCAGTGTTTTCTATCTTAATGTTAACAAATCTTCCTCTGGCTCTAGTATCCTTTTTATCAGTGCTAGAGTTAATTGTAAAGGGACTTAAGGCCGTTGTTGTATCTGATTGTTGAGGATATCTTTTAACAGCTAGTGTTACTTTAGCGTTTCCTTGTAAATTTTTAAAATCCGGTACAAATCTTCTCATAGCTAAAAATATATCTCCTGAAATACCTTCTGTACCTTGTTGTCTTGATTGTATATCAAAGTCATATGATTTTACAAAAGATGTAACCGTTGTTGTACTTCCGTCTTGATTAACTTGATCTGTGCCTACCTCATGTTCAAATAATTGTGTTTGACCTAAACCATCTTGACCTATGACTTCAGGAAAAGTTCCATTAGAAGATGAGTTATATTTAGTTGCTATTGGTTTTTGATATACACTTGCATCAATCCAAGAAGTTCTAGCTTCTGTTCCAATATACCAAACACCACCTCTCATAGGTTCACCATAATTAAATGCAACATATTGATCATTGTAATCAGAACTAGTTGAAGGATAATACCAAACAACTTCTGTAAATAAATTATTAATACCTGCTGCTATTTGTTGGCCTTTTGTAGTATCTGCTTGATCGTAAACATAGTCTTCAACACTACAGGGTAAAGATTTAACCGTACCATCAAACATAAAGAAACCATTTGTGCTCATCCAAAATGCAACACCATCTATTTCTACAGCTGCATTCTTACCAATTAATCCACAGTTAGTACCAACTTGTTCAAACCCAAATGTAAAAGGTGCACCAATAAATTTCATAGTATACAAAGCGTTATCTGTCCAAACTAAAATTGTTTCTTTTGCTTTTAACGAACCTATAATTTTTGTACCGTCTTGTAGTCTTTGAGAACCTGCTGAGTTAATTGCAGTGGGTGTATAATCGTTTATGTTTTCTTGATCAGAAAATCTTATAAACATATCGTCTTGACTAGTTGTATCTCCAATAGTTGTTTCTGTACCTAAATGAATTAAGTGACGTGTTGTAGGTGAAACTAACGTAACCCTGGTTGCAGTTGGATTATTTGAGGTTGAGAAACCAGATGTGCTTGTTGATGCTCTAACAGTTAGAGGTGATGCTGCTCCTGCATTCCATGTAAAGGTTTTACCATTTGCAATGGTTGCAACTAACACCTGACCAAAATTACTAAGACTCCAAAGACCTGGTTCTAAGGTTACTTCAGAAGCTTGTACAGCACTTCCAAAACCTGTAAAGCTTGATGCATCTGTAACAGTTGCACCTGTTGAGTGAGCTTGACCATTTGAAGTACCTGTAGTTGCAGTTCCAAAAGCTCCTCTAGTAATACCTGTTAAAGTGTTTGTACCTTTTCCAGTGTAAGTTATTAATTCATTTCCTACAGCTATAGTTCCTGCTGTTGGAAAACCTGTGTTTGATGTAACGTTAATAACAGTCCCTGATCCACCTGTACCTGCAGTGTCTGCATCTAATCCACCATTTAAAGTAGTTTGTTGTGCACCCGGTACTGTCCCACCATATTGTCCAATACCAAAACCATAACCATAAGATTGTGCAGCCGGACCAACTTGTTCATAAGGTATTACAGATATACTACCACCTGTAGATACTGTGCCGCTAGCATTACTGCTTTGTGTAATTGTAAATGTTACTGAAGTAGGTGTAGATATAACTTGAAATAATTTATCTTCAAAGTCAGATGCACTATATCCAGTTCCACCTGGTAAAGTCACACTATCAAACAAAACAATATCTCCAGGTTCAAACCCATGTGTTGAGGTAGTTGTAACTGTACAGACTGCGGAACTATCTACTGTTGCTATTGTTGATGAAGACAATGGTGTTTTTATAGGTGTGATGTCAAATATTTGACCTTCAAAATATAAAAGTAAAAATTTATCAGTTCCTATTGCAACATAACGGTTACCTTCTAAATCTACAAAAGCAAACTCACGTCTTGCAACACCTACAATACTATCTGAAATTAAAGATGACCAACCACCTACTTTTTCCGGTAGACCATATCTAAATCTTGTGTTGTCAGAATCAACCCATCTGTTTTCTGCTCCAGATGTTGTGTCTTGTTTGTCAATCCCTGGTAGTACTTTAAAATCAATAAGGGCCATGGTCCGTGCTCCTTACGCCGTGTTGGTTTTATATGCCCAACCTCTTGTTGAATCCACATACACTAATGAAAAGGCTTGACCTGCCGTGCTTAAAGTTAAATTAGATGTACCTGAGTTAATTGGTTGACTGTTTCTATTTATAATCAAGTTGTTATTATTAAAAGTTCCTCTAGCATCTACAAATGTAACTTCAGCACCTGTTGCAGGTGATGCAGGTAGTGTTACAGTGATTGGGTTAGCTGTTGTATTAGCTAAAATTTGATCACCATCGACTGCAGTATATGCAGTAATTGTTGAAGAGTTTAATGTTACATAACCTTTTTGTCTTATTCCAAGACTAACATTTGTACCATCTGAGTATACTAGTGATGTTGATCCTATAGGTAATACGACCCCGGATCCTGAAACAGTTTTAACTGTTATTGTATATAGAGTAGATGTTCCTCTTGTTGTTGCATCTTCAAATATAATAACTCTTTCAGCGCTATCAGGTATTGTTACATTTCTGTTTGCACCAAGTGTACCTGTTAGTTTTATATATAAATTTTTACCATTGGAAGTAGCACCATTGTCTAGTGCTAAAGTAAGATCACCACTTGCAAGTTGTGCAGATGATAAATAACCTGTAGATAATTGTTCTAATATTTGTAAGTTTGTATTAGTAATTGTACCCCATAGACCGGCTTTTTCACCAGTAGTTACAAGTTCTAATTTTGAGTTTGTTGAAAAAGATGATGCCATAATTTATTAATAAGGTTCTATTGGTGTCCAAGTCATGTTCACCCCTGGTACGATATCGTTCCAGGTAATAATCCCTGCCTCTCCTGTGTTTGCCGTTAATTGTGATCCTGTAGGAGTCACAAGTGCTGTTCCTGTTACTGTAACACTTCCTGTTGCTAAGGTCAATTGATTTCCAGTAACTGATACGTTCGCATCTGCTGAAACTACTACAGTTCCTATACCTAATGATACTTGCGATCCAGTTGGACTTACTAGCGCTGTTCCTGTAACTGTTACTGTTCCTGCTCCAAGACTTACTTGAGAACCACTAGGACTAGCTGTTACATCCGTACTAAGTATTGGAGTTCCAACTCCTATACTTAATGCATTACCTGTTACATTTATAAGGACATTAGGGTTAAAGAACGATGTCGATATTGGAGCACCGGATAAGGAAGTTAGTCCAAGCATGGTCTATGCTCCTGGTTTAGTTGGCCATGTAACAGCTTCTATTTGTTCAACTGTTGTTAATCCGTTTGTTAAATCTCTTAATTCTGTTCTATAATTTTGCCAAGCTGTTTTATTAGATATTGGTGAATCTGGTAAAACTGTCCAGTCTGTTTCTGCTAGTAATGCATTTCTTCTAACTCTTAAATTTTGCATAGCTATTTGTAATTCTGTTTTAGAAGGGTTGGCAACCAACCATGCCTCTTGTTCTTGTCTTCTTGTTTCCTCTTCCTCTGCAGTAAGATTAATTATTTGTGTTCCACTTCTTGTTACTATTGTTTTAGTTACCATTAGCTATTCCTTATTCCCATTAAAGTAAAATCACCTTTAGTAAAATTTCCAGATCCGGGTGTTATTTGAACATAGTTTATATCTAAAGCTGATTCATAGCTACCTTGAAATTTCCATGCTTGAAAATAACCACCTGTATTTTCAGAATAAAAAGTTCCATAAAAACCTGGTTTCATTGTTGATCCATTGTTTCCTTTTCTAAAAAAATGAAGTTCACCAAATTGAGGTCTTGAAGTACTATCTATGTCATCATCCCTTGCAATAGCCACGTAATTATCAGAAATAGAAGAAGAAGAAACTAAAGTGCTACCAGCATTAGGTTTATATGCCCAAGAATTTCTAAAATAATCATTACCAGTTTTAATATCACTTGAACTTGAAACTCCAACTCTACATCGTATATCTGCACTTGATGCATCTCCTAAAACATTTGCCATGTAAATAATATAATGAGAGTAATTGTTAAAAGTAGAATCATTATTTGAATTTACATCAAAAAGAACTGCAGAAGTTGAACTACTTAAAGATGTTGTGGCTAATCTATCCATACCTTTAACTGCAGTAGGTAAATCTGTAACATTAGTTAAAGTCGAGTTAGCAACATTAGCTGCGGGCAATGTTCCTGTAACATTACTTGCAAGGTTTATTGATTGATTTGGTCCTATTCTAGTTATCGCCATAATTTATCCTATCAACGCGTTAATTTCTGCGTCGTCCAATCCTAAATCTTTTAGCTTCTGTTTACCAGAGGCTTTTTTATTTTCTTTTGCTGCAGTTTCTGCTGTTTCTTTATTATTTAATTCTGTAAGTTTAGTTTCAATATCTGCTTTAGATATTTCTGCTGTTCCATCTAACCAATCTATTTCTATGGTATCAATATTTGATCCTCTAGTTATAACTTTAGCATTTGGATTTATTGCTGTTATTGCATCTATTACTTTTGCCATCTAAGCTCCTATTTCCATTAAAGTTATATGTGAATTTTCTCCACCAGTACCTTGCACTCCAACTCCAGCAGTATTATTTCCACAAGAAAATTGAGTTTTGTATGTGAGTGATGAAGTGCTGCTTGGCTCATCTAATAAACAACCACCAACTGTACCAAATGATAAAGGAATAGAAGAATTAGAATAACCACCATTATTTGTTAAAGTTGATATTTGAGTTGAACCTCTTAATAATTTTAAAATCATTTGGTTTCCAGCATTAGCATTAGTTTTGTCGCAACCATTTTGCATAACTATTATTAAAACTTTAGAGTTAGTTGCAGATGGAGTTATACTTGCACTCAAACCAGTATCAGCTAATGTATTTGTGTTATTTCTAGTTTCTGTAGATGTTGAGCCAAAAACTACTTGAAGCACCTTGCCACCACCAAAACCTGTTGCTGTCCCAGAGTTGGTAATAGTAGCACCAGCTGGAACAGTAATAGTTTTTCCAGATGCACCTAATGTTGCGTTTCCTACAATACTTACAGTATCCGCTGCTTTACCAATTGTAACAGTATTACTATTCTCGTTGATAATGTTATTACCTGATGTATCTTGTATCGTGTCTACTTTTAAAATTGCTGTCATTATGCTCCTAGTTTATATGCTCCAAAAAATGTTCTTCTATCGCCATCACCATTAAATATTGTAGTTCCTAAATTTCTTCCATATAATTGTAAATAATCTGAAGTTCCGTTCATACTTATAACACTTTGAACAAAAACATTTCCGCCATTTACTGCGTCTGTGTTAGCTGTTCTAAAATCTATTTGGCATTCAGCATGTTCTGAACCATTTTTATAAATTGCTGACATAGAAATTTGAACTGCTGTACTTCCAGTACATCTAACACTTCCATACACTAAATATTTTCCAGCTTCATCAGGTGTCCACTTGTAAGCAGAACTATCCCAATTAGAATTACTATCAAATTCTACTGTATCAATAGCAACTAAAGTTGTTGTCCCACTTGTAACAGTTTGATTTGAAGAAAGATAACCATAAAATATTGGAGCATTAGAATTTAACGTTACACCTGATCCAATAGTAATGTTACCAGATCCTGCGCTGTTTGTTATTGTTCCTACTTTTAAAGTTCCGTCTGCCATTATGCTCCTATAATCCTATATGCTGAAAAAACACACCCATTTGCAGGTAAATTTTTTGATGATCCAGAACCTTGATAAACATCAACTCTAACATCATCATCTGCATCTAAATCTATTGTTCCAGATATTGTTGCTCCAATTTCTGCATTAGAACCACCAGAAAATATTTGACCATAACTAAAAGTTGATCCATTTTTTTTTAAAAGCCAGTAAAGATAATCGTTATCTGATAAACCACCTAAAACTAAATTTGTTTGAACAAAATATTTACCAACAACAGTTGGTGTAAATTTACCAGTTGATGGATCATATTTTCCATCACTATCAAAAACTTCTGTATCAAACAAAACTGTAGTCATAGTATTATTTGCAATAGCTTGAGTTGAAGTTCTTTTTGCACTAAAAGCTGGAGTGTTATCTTCACCAAATCCAGTTGCTGTTCCAGAGTTTGCGATAGTTACTCCAGATGGAATTGCTATCGTATCTCCACTTGTACCTAGCGTTAGCGTAGTCCCTGTAGATGGATCGACTTGATTTGTCTCTAGTTTACTCATTATAAAATTACGAATGTACTCCCTGATG